CGGTGACGCTCAACGAGTTTATGACCGTCTACCTGCGCCACAAGGAGGACTTCACGGCGAGCCAGTTCGTCGGCAAGCGCGGTCGGCACGGGAGGCCGATTGACGTGGAGCGTCGCACCTTCAAAGGGGGTATGCGGCCATACGTTAAAATCAGCAAGAAATGGAAACGGGAGTGTATGAACCGCCCAGCCCACGAGCCGAAAAAAGAACCCGAAGACCCAAACCAATTAAAGTTGTTTGACAACGAAAAGTAATTATTGCAACGTCGGTGAAAGCCCGGCATAGTATTAACACCAAAAAATTTAAACATCATGCAATTCGTAACAGAAACGATTACGCCTGACAAGGCAATGCAGTATCTCAAAACAATCGAGAGCAACCGACCCGTTTCAAGGGTATTTGTTCGCAGTTATGCTGACACAATGCGCAAGGGTAAATGGCTCCTTAATGGTGTGCCTATCATCTTCGACAATGAGGGTCACCTTATTGACGGGCAGCACAGATTACATGCTGTCATTGAGGCCGACATCCCCGTTAAATTCGATGTGGCGAGAGGAGCGTCGCCCGATGCGTTCACGACCTACGACTGCGGCAGACATCGCAACCTATCGCAGTTGATAGCCATGCAGGGCGTGAAAAACTACACCCTCACGGCTGCTATCGTGGCATCGAACAGGTCGCTGGTGACAACTGGCCGCCTGCAAGCCAACAATGCGAAAGGCTCACAGCAAAAGAAACTGACCAACGACGACTACTACGAAATCTTTAGCCTCGACCCCGCAGGGTATGAGAGGGTGGCCGCAATAATCACCAACATGTCCGACGGCAAGACGAGAATGTTGTCAGGCTCTTGGTCGGGTGGCATGTACTACTACCTTACCCACGTTGGAGGCTATGACGAGGAATTTGTCAACGACTTCTTCAAAGACGTGTATTTCCAAACCGACAACATTCCCGTGGTGAAGAAACTGCGTAATATGTTGCAGAAAGCCGCCATGAGCGAGAAGAAGTACAAGTCTGAAATGCTGTGGGCGTTGCTTGCAAAGACGTGGAACTTCTACGTCAAGGGCGAATGTCCGACACGCATTGTCTTTGACTCAGAGAGAGAGGAATTACCGAGGTTGAAACTGAAACAATAACACCGACTTAACTTCTACCGAAATCAAAGTTAACTTCGACCGAAACGAAAGTTAACTTCCGTCAAAAAAAACATATTGTTTAACAAATTAAAAATTCAACATTATGGCAAAGGTAAAATACGCCATTCGGGAGTTCACTCCCAACCAGAATCAGACAGGCATGAGCCACAGCTTCTATGCCCAGGCTGTGCAGGACAATGTTATCACGAACGCCGAAATCGCCAAGAAGATTGAGAACCGTGGCATCTCGAGGGCATCGGAAATCAAGATGATTCTCGAAGAGGCATCGAAGGTGATTCTCGAAGAGGTGATGGAGAACAACCGTGTGCAGCTCGACACGGGCGAGGGTGTGCTGGTGAGCATCTACGCGAAGGTGCAGGGCAGCATCAGCGACGCCGACGTGGCCGCCAACGCCGCGAAGTACAACGGTGCCAGCGTGGCCACGGAGGAGATGCTTACGCCCGATATGCTGACGTGGAGCCTCGGTGCGCAAGTAGGGACGAAGTACAGCAAGCAGTTCGCCTTGCAGAAGCAGGCGGAGAAGGTGGCCTACCGACCGACGGACGAGGAGGAGGCCGAGCCGACCGCCGAGCCGACCACGCCGACGGGCGGCAACAACGGCGGCGGGGAGGACGGGATGTCCTAAAAGTTGAAAGTTGAAAGTTGAAAGTTGAAAGTTGAAAATGGAACTTGACCGCATATACAATATGGACTGCTTGGAGGGTATGCAGCAATTACCCTCCGGCCATCGGTATTGCGTTGTCACCGACCCGCCGTTCAATGTAGGCTACCACTACAACGAATACGACGACTGCAAGGATGAGGGCGAATACTACGAATGGCTGTCCGATATTGTAAGCGGTCTTCCGTGTGTCATCATTCACTACCCAGAAGCCTTGTACAAGTTCGCTTTCCAAATCAGGCAATTCCCTGAGAGGGTGGTGTCGTGGGTGTACAACAGCAACACGCCGAGACAGCACCGCGACATCGCCTTCTTTGGCATTGCCCCCGACTTCAACAAGGTGCGGCAACCCTACAAGAACCCGACCGACAAGCGCATTGCTGCCCGTATCGCGGCAGGCTGCGAGGGCGGCAAGATGTACGACTGGATGGAGGTTGACCAAGTTAAGAACGTCAGCAAGTCCGACTTCAAGGGCGTTACCCATCCGTGCCAAATGCCCGAAAAGGTGATGCGCAACATTGTCGGGGTGCTTCCCGATGACGTTGTTATCGTTGACCCTTTCATGGGGAGCGGTACAACGGCTATCGCAGCCATTAAAAACAACCGACATTTTATCGGCTTTGAGATTGACGCTACCTATTACACTATGGCAAGCCGTCGCATCGAAGCCGAACAATCGCAACTGACACTTTTTTAATTCACCAAATTTATAAACCAAAAAAATTAAAACGCAATGGAGATTTTAACCACTATGTTTGCTACCTTCGTCGGGTTCGTGACGGGGGTGCTGTTCATCACGGAGATGGTGAACAAGATGTTCAAGGTCGAGAACACCAACGTGCGGATGGTCGTGTCGTGGGTGATGAGCTTCGGCCTGGCGGCCCTGGGGCTGTGGATGCAGATTGGCTTTTTTGCCGACTGCGGCACTCCCGACACCTGGCAGGCGTGGGCGAAGGCGATGCTTATCGGCCTTGGCTGCGGCTGGTGCGCCAACAAGATGTACGACCGAGAGGAGATGTGGCGGCTGCTGGAGTGGCTGTTCAGCTTCTTCGAGAAAGAGGGGAAGGCGAAACGCGCCGCGCTGAAGAAATGAGGTGCCTCGGACGGAACCCGCAGGGTGCAGACTTCGAGAGGTGTCTGCATCCACAAAGTATAAAACAACAAGACCTATGGAACGAATAGAACTGTACAACGACCACTTCCAAAACTTCAAGGTTTATGGAATACCACACGCCCAGTTGATATTGGCAGACCCGCCATACAACCTCGGCAAAAACGCCTACGCAAGCAACCCTGTTTGGTACGAGGGCGGCGACAATAAGAACGGCGAAAGCGAACTGGCAGGCAAGGAGTTTTTCGACACCGACAAGGACTTCCGACCCGCCGAGTTTATGCACTTCTGCTCACAGATGCTTGTCAAGGAGCCAAAGCATGGAGTAAGTGACGATGACGATGCAGAGACCATTGGAGCAACAGGACGCAAGAAAAGCAAGGCCCCTTGTATGGTGCTATTCTGTGCCTTTGAGCAACTGCACTACTACATCGACCTCGGCAACCGCTACGGCTTCAAGCACTACATTCCGCTGGTGTTCCGCAAGCCATTCTCGGCGCAAGTGCTGAAAGCCAATATGAAGATTGTCGGAAACTGCGAGTATGGCCTTGTGCTGTACAAAGACAAACTGCCGAAGTTCAACAACAACGGGCGGATGGTGTTCAACTGCTTCGACTGGCCGACCAACGACGCAACGCCAAAGGTACACCCGACACAAAAGCCGGTGCCTTTGCTGCAACACCTTATAAGCATCTTCACCGACCCCGACGATGTGGTTATAGACCCCTGCGCTGGCAGTGCATCTTCACTGTTGGCAGCGGGCAACCTCAACCGCAGGGCATACGGATTCGAGATTAAGAAGGACTTTTACAAAGAGGCAAAGACAAAGATACTTCCTCTTATCACACCGCAAATGAGGTTTGAAGAAGAGAAGAGACCGAAATACATTCAAACAAGCATAATCTAACGACAAATGGAAAAAGACGGCACAGGAAGTTGCACCACCAAGCCAAAGAGCGAGTGGCGCACAAAGAAAAGCGGTCGCAAAAGACCATACTGGGAACAGTGGAACACCAAGGACGACAACCTCAGCGACGAGGAGCAGCAGCGGCAGGAGAAGGCTCCGATGACCTTCCGCAAGACCACCAACCGCAACGAGGTCACGACCAAAGACATCTGCTGGTTCTTGCAGAAACGCCTCGTCGTGGGCGAGGAGGGCGAGGAGGAGAACATCGACTACAAGCAGATAGAGAAGTTCACCATGGCGATATTCCACGTCATAGCCGACCTGCTCATCGACAACTGCGTCGTGAACCTCGACGACCTCGGCACCCTGCGCAACCGTAACTACCGCATCAACCGCACCGAGGCTTTCCAACCCCACTTCACGCCCAACAAAGACCTCATGAAGCGCATCAACCAAAGCGGCGACAAGTTCATTGCACGAACATACAACATCGGCTACGAGATACGCGACGAGCGCGAGGCACGGCAGCGGGTGGCCGAGCGGATGCACGAGAACTACATAAAGAGAAAGGAGAAAGAAAATGGCACAGAAGAATGATGTAGTACATGCTTCGGAGTGCAAGTGCTGTGTCTGCGGCAAACCTGCCGTTGCCTTCTGGCCTGTCATAGACCCCGACATACCGAGCCACCCTTATTGCCGGGAATGTCTCGATAAAGCAAAACTTGAACTAATGATGAGAATAAACAAAAGAAAAGGAGAATGGAAATGAAACTCACAGGCATTATTGCAATAATCATATTTTCCAGCTTATCGTTGGGGTTTCTTGTTTTTATGTGCGCTTTTGCATTTCAAATCATCATGGACACACTCGATGAGCATAAAATGAGAAAAAAGAATAGAGAAATATGATCAAGAAGCTACCAACCACCACTGACCCCTACCAGCACCACCGCGACGAGGTGGCGGCGATTATCGAGGACGAGCAGTACCTCTTCGACAGCGTGGAGGAAGCACTGACGCTCTACCGCCCCGCGTGGGAGGACGAAGCCCTCGGCAAACGCCTCGCCGAAGACCGCGAGCTGTCGCGCCTCCTGCTGTCGCAGAAGATAAAGGAAAGGGCAAAGGTGCGCCGCAACGTCGTGAAAGCCGCCAACAACGGCAACGACAAAGCCGCCAAGCTCGCCCTCAACACCCTGTCGGAAACCACCGAATGGGCGAAACTCAACGGCAAGCCGTGGGGAAGCCTCGCCCTGCTCGGCGACGGCACCGACGACGGGCGTGTGGAGGTGAAGATGAGCGTCGAGACCATGAGCGACCGCGACCTGATAGAAGCGGGCAACGAACTGGAACGCCGCAAGCGCAAAGCCCGCGCCCTCCTCGCCGACACCACCGCAACCGAAGCACAAGAACAACAAGACGATAAAATTGAATTTGAAGAATGACAAGCGAAGTACATAACACCGACTGCCTCGAATATATGAGGACGCTGCCCGACAAGGCGTTTGAGTTGGCTATTGCCGACCCGCCGTATCGTGACGAGAACGCTCCGTTTCAGCAAATGAGACAAGCGTCAACGAACCGCGAAGTGTTTACGGCAGGCAGACCGACCGAAGAGTTCTTTGCCGAATTGCAACGTATCAGCGAGGCGCAAATCATTTGGGGAGCCAACAACTTTGGATTTGAGTTTCGTGGATTTGTCGCATGGGACAAAATGGTACGAGGTAGCGACCGATATTCGCAGGTTGAAATCGCTTCGCTATCGGACAACCTCGCAACGGTTTCGACATTGGTTCAAATATCGACATATCAGACTGAGGGCAAAATCCATCCCACTCAAAAGCCTGTCGCCCTCTACGCTTGGCTGCTGAAGAACTACGCCAAGCCGGGCGACCGAATCTTTGACCCGATGATGGGGAGCCAGAGCAGCCGCATCGCCGCCTACAAGATGGGCTTCGACTATGTGGGCTGCGAACTCGACAAAGAGTATTTCGCCAAAGGCTGTGAACGCTTCGACCGCGAATGTCGCGGACTTGTCCGTGCCGAGAACGGAAAGACGTACCAACAGACAACACTTTTTTAATTCACCAAAATTATTAACCCTATGTTGAGAAACATTATTTTTAGAGGCAAGCGCATCAACCGCAACGGAGAATGGGGTTATGGCGACTTGCGCAGATACGGCGGCAATACATGGGTGTTTCCGCACAACCAAGACGCAGCCTATGATGCCGATATGGTCGACCCCGAAACTGTGGGTGAGTTAACCGGATTGAAGGATAAGAATGGTAAGGATATATATGAGGGCGACATTCTGAAGGTGGAAGAATATATCAACATGATGAGTTCAAGTATTTTCGATAGTAAAGAAATATCGGAAGCATACGAGGCATTTACGCTCGATGAATTGAAAGGAAAATTGGTGCGGAGTTATGTAACTCCCATTGTGTTTGAGGAGGGTTCTTTCTGTATCAGTAGCCATGCCGCCGACAATGAGAATTATCCCGATATGTTCCTCGCATGTTTGTATGGAGACATGAAACGAAGTTTTCCTATATTTGATTTTGAAGTCATCGGCAACATCCACGACAATCCTGAACTTTTATACGAATGCCAAAGATAACCGAAATAAAGCCCACCCGTGTTTACAAGGAGGTGCAGACGGCCTACGACCGCGGCTTCCGCATCGTGTCGGCTCAAGGCGGCACCCGCAGCGGC